TAGATGAGATGCAACGACAAATCAATAAAGAGGCAGGAATACCGCCAGAAGAAGGTGGAGTTTCAGTACCACAGGCCACAGATGGTATCACAAGATATCCTCAAGATGGTGGTGGAGGTGTCATCCCTGCTGATGATGTTGCCAAGTTGAGAGGCGAAGTGCCTGCAGAGGGCGGTGATGAAAAACCAAAACCAAAGGAGAATGGAAATGGCGACAAGTAGAGACTTTGTTGATGCAGTAGTATCTAAAAATAATTTAGATGCAGAAGATGCTTTTAAATCAGTTATGAATACTAAAGTAGGTGATGCTTTAGAAATAAAAAGAAAAGAAGTTGCACAAACATTTGTTAAAGATAATGTGACAGATGCACCAGAAGTTGAGGAAACGGAAGAGGCGTAATGCACTTTGAGAGTTTATACAAAACAGTAATAGAAAAAGATGAACACAAAAAATCTAGGGAGTACAAGAGATTGTCACCTAAGATGAAGAAAGCTGTGGATGGAATCTTTAAAGTTATGGATGATAAACCCTCAGATTTCCTAAATACTTTTGAAAAAACTATAAAGAAAGTTGCAAAACAAAATCGTGTTTCAGAGAAGGATTTGATGGACTACTTTGAAAAAGAAGTTTTGGCAATTTAGGGAGAACAAAAATGTCGTTTAAAATGTTAAGACATGTTGGTAAAATAGAACAAGCCAACGACAGTGCGGCTTCCCTAGTTGTTGGTTATTTAAGCCCAGGCGCCTCTTTGAGAATATCAGAGTTTGGTGGTCAAGATGGTTTCGTCAAGGTAACACAAGAGGGAACGGCAGTAACAGCAACCAACGGAAGTTATATTCGTGCAAACTCAACAATAACAATTGTACCAGAGGAGAGACCAAAATCTATCCAAGTTATCTCTGCGACATCTGCTGACCCAGTAGTATTGACAGTTGCAGACAGAGGGGCAGGAACTGGTATCAATCATCCATTCGCCGTCGGTGATCAAGTATCATTCGTAGATTCAGATGTGGCTGCATGGAATACACTAATTACAAATGTAAATGTGAGTGCAATTAGTTCTACAACAATTACACTAGGTGCAGTAGATGGTAGCACAACTGCAACTTTTACTGGAGATGCGACACTAAGATCATCTTTCAGTGTATCACACATTAACGAAACTGCTGGTTCTAATAGTAAAATCTATGTAGAAGAGGTTGTATTAGCACACAGTGGAGTGTAATTTTCTTATTTTATAAATAAGAATATAAAGTTCGGAAAAGGTAAATAAATGCAAGTAGTAAAACTTATTACGGAAGATTGCCAAGATGTTCACTTTCTAAAGGAAGAAAAAGCTGATGGAAAGAAGGACTATAAAATTCGTGGTGTCTTTATGCAGGCGGACATTAAAAACCGAAATGGCCGTGTTTATCCTATGGAAGTATTGACTAATGAAGTAAATAAGTATAACAAAAACTTCATACAAAAAAAGAGAGCCTTTGGAGAGTTAGGTCACCCAGAAGGGCCGACTGTAAATCTGGAAAGAGCATCTCACTTGATAACATCATTGGTGCCCGATGGTAAAAATTTTATCGGAGAGGCAAAGATAATGGAAACACCGATGGGTAAGATTGTAAAAAGTCTTATGGACGAAGGTGCTACATTAGGTGTTTCATCTAGAGGTATGGGTAGTTTAGATCAGAAGAATGGTGCGAACTATGTTCGTAAAGACTTCATGCTCGCAACCGCTGCCGATATCGTTGCAGATCCATCTGCTCCTGCCGCTTTTGTGGAAGGAATAATGGAAGGCAAAGAATGGGTTTGGGATAACGGAGCCTATATAGAACCACATTTGGTTGAGATGAAACAAAGACTTGAAAAGGGAAAAGCTGCAAATCAAGCACTTGAGTTTGCAAAGTTTCTCAAAATGTTGTAATTTATAAATAATAGTTAATATACCAATAGGTAAACATAAAAGGAGCAATCCCATGGCTGATAATCAAGAATTAGATAAAACCATAGAGGAATTAGAAGCAGAAGTCCTTGGTGAGTTGGAAGAGTCCAGCGAAATCAATGAAGAGGACACTGCCCCTATGAAGAAAGGCGCCATGGCATCAGAAAAACAAGAAGCAGTTCCAAATGACGGAGCTACTGGTAAGACAGATGTCGGTGGTGGAAAACCAGAAGGAAAAGTACAAAAGGATGCAACCAAGGCAGTCAACGACCCCGCTACTGCAATTGGTAAAAAAGCATCTGCACAAGCTAAAGAAGTCTCAGGCGATGCACAACAAAAAGGTGAAGGTGCGCCAGATAAAATGGACACACCAAATGACGGAATGAGTAAAGTTGCAAAGCCACTCGCTGCTGGTGACGAAAACATTGAGGGTGAAGAAGTTTTATCCGAAATGGAAAAAATGGAAATGATGAAAAAAGAAATGGCGAAGATGACTAAGGCTGAAATGAAAGACAAAATGGAAATGATGATGAAAGAAATGGCCAAGAAGATGGAGATGATGAAAAAAGACGAAATGACAAATCTCATGGCACAATTTCAAAAAATGGAAATGATGAAGAAAGAAGAACAGTCTGAAGAACAAAAGGCAAAAATTGAAGCAAGAGTTAAAGACATTGATGTTAAAGAACATGTCGATGCTCTTATGGACAGTGAATCTTCCGAATTGTCTGAAGAATTTAAAAGAAAAGCAGCTACAGTATTTGAAGCTGCAGTAAAATCAAAAGTGAGAGAAGAAGTCACAAGACTCGAAGAAGAATATGCAAACGAGTTGACTTCTGAAATTAACGAAACCAAAGAAGACCTATCAGAAAAAGTCGATAACTATCTAAACTATGTTGTCGAAGAATGGATGAAAGAGAATACATTGGCGGTTGAAAGAGGCCTAAAAGGTGAAATCGCTGAGGACTTTATCTCTGGATTGAAACAACTCTTTGAGGATCATTATGTGGATGTGCCTGATGAGAAGTACGATGTACTTGAGGCACAATCAGAAAAGATTTCTAAACTAGAAGAAAAACTTGACGATACTATCGCAAAGTTGGTAGAAGAGAAAAAGTCAACTGCCTCTCTAGTAAGGGAAAAGGTCATATCTGAATCAGTAACAGATTTGGCTGAAACTGAGATTGAGAAGTTTCAATCATTAGTTAAGGAAGTAGATTTTACAGATGAGGAGTCTTTCAAAGAAAAGATTGCAACTCTGAAAGAAAGTTATTTCCCTAGAACTAAGGTAGAAAAGACTGAAACAATTGACGATGTAGAAACTGGCCCCGTAAAGGACATTGATGTTTCAGATTCCATGAGTGTTTACATGAGTGCAATCGGAAGAAGCGTCAAGAGTGCGAATACGAATAATTAAAGTGTAATGTAATAAGGAGAGACACATGTTTCAAACAGAACATTTACAAGAAAAGTGGCAGCCAGTCCTAGAACATCCAGAATTACCTAAAATTTCGGATAGTTACAGACGGGCCGTCACTACAATCATTCTAGAGAACCAAGAAAAAGCTCTAAAAGAAGATAAGCAGTTCATGACAGAGGCTGCACCAACTAACTTTGTGGGTGGTAACGCTTCTCTAGATACATGGGATCCGATCTTGATTTCCCTAGTAAGACGATCAATGCCTAACTTGATTGCATATGACATCTGTGGTGTGCAACCAATGACAGGCCCAACTGGTTTAATCTTTGCAATGAGAGCAAGATTTGCATCAATGGATGGTGCAGAAGCTCTTGTTGATGAGACTATGCCTGATTTCTCAAACCAGAACGCTGCTTCAAATGTCGGTGGTGGAGATGTAACAGACTCAGCAACTAACCCTGCTGTTCTTAACGACTCACCTGCTGGAACATACGAAACTGCAACTGGTATGACAACAGCACAAGGTGAAGCACTTGGTGACACTACTACTAATGCTTTCGCTGAAATGGCATTCTCAATTGAGAAGCACACTGTTACTGCTGTAACTCGTGCCCTCAAGGCAGAATACACTATGGAACTTGCTCAAGACCTTAAAGCAATTCATGGTTTAGATGCTGAGACAGAACTTGCAAATATTCTATCTGCTGAAATTCTTGCAGAGATTAACAGAGAAGTTGTAAGAAATATCTATGTATCTGCTGTAAAAGGTGCTCAAACTAATGTAACTAACGCTGGTATCTTTGACTTGGATACAGACTCAAATGGTAGATGGTCAGTTGAGAAGTTCAAAGGTTTGATGTTCGCTCTTGAAAGAGATGCAAACGCTATCGGTCAACAGACAAGAAGAGGAAAAGGTAACATGATTATCTGTTCCGCTGATGTCGCTTCTGCTCTTCAAATGGCTGGAGTTCTAGACTATACACCTGCCCTAAATAACAACTTGAATGTAGATGACACTTCAACTACTTTCGCTGGTGTTATGAATGGTAGATTTAAAGTCTATGTAGACCCATATTCTGCTAATGTCGCCGACTCACAATACTATGTTGTCGGTTACAAAGGAACATCACCATACGATGCTGGAATGTTCTACTGCCCATATGTGCCATTGCAAATGGTTCGTGCAGTTGGTGAGAATACTTTCCAACCAAAAATCGGTTTTAAGACTAGATATGGAATTGCAGCCAACCCATTCCATACTGGTACTGTTGCGGCCGGTTCTGATGGTGCGATTAGTATCTCATCTGCTACTAACAGATATTACAGAAAAGTTAAGGTTTCAAACCTTATGTAATCTTGTTAGAAGGTTAACTAAAAGGGGTCTTTTTGACCCCTTTTTTTTAGCAACCTAAATAAATATATGAGAACGCCTTGTATAAAAATATGTAAAATAAAAGAAGATATTTGTATAGGGTGTGGAAGAACTCTAGATCAAATACGAGATTGGTCTATCTTTACTGATGAAAAGAGAGATACAATCATGGAGGAATTATGGCAGAAACAAATCCATTATCAAGACAACCAAGTAGTTTAGATTATCTAAGTCCAACACAGTTTGCATTTAACATTCTACAACTACCAAAGGTACAGTTTAATACTGTCGCTGTAAATATTCCAGACATATCTCTGGGTGAATCTGTCATACCGACACCTTTCAAAGAT